ATGGGTGAAAATCGCAAAAGAAAAATCATTAAAAATCAATTACTTAGAATCAAAAACAAATCTACGAACCAAGGGGTCGTGGGTTCGATTCCTGCCAGCCGCACCAGTTTTATGCTTTAAGATCAACGGGTTAGATCATTACGATCTAGCCCGTTTGTCTTTGTGTGGGTGACTTTTGGGTGAGTCGCTGTAACGGCGCGTTTGCTTTTGCACTGATTTGCGCCGCTTTCTGCACACGCTAGAACAGCCCGACAGGCTCTGCTTTGCGATCCCAACTGTAGATAATCAACTCCTTCCTGGCTGCTGCCTTATCTCCACCGCCAACGGTATAAGCAATATCAACCGTATCCATTTCAAAGCCTTTGAACGCTTCCCGGATGTCTGGATGATCATTCAAGGATACGATGGCCTTACCTTTGATCTCCCGCAGTACAGCCGCCATCTGGACATACTGGTCGTACCCAAATTCAACGCCATATCCTGCCGTTCCCCAATATGGCGGGTCTAAATAGAAAAATGTATGTGGCCGGTCGTATTTCTTGATGCATTTCTGCCAATCAAGATTTTCGATGTAAGTTGCTGCCAGGCGCAGATATGCACTGCTAAGGTTTTCCTCAATGCGCAATAGATTGATTGGCGGCTGTGTCGAGCATGCACTCCAATACTGATTTTCTACGCTGCCGCTGAAGCTGTGATGCTGTAGGTAGAAAAACCTTGCAGCGCGTTGAATGTCGGTTAGCGTTTCTGGCGGCGTATCTTGCGTCCACCTGAACACCTCCCGGCTGGAAAGCGCCCATTTGAATTGCCGGACGAACTCTTCCAGGTGGTTTTTAACGACGCGGTACAGGTTGACTAATTCCCCATTGATGTCATTTATGACTTCCACCTGGGCTGGATGACGCAGAAAATATAAGGCCGCACCGCCCGCAAATACTTCTACATAGCAGGTATGGTCTGGAAAACGGTTGATAAGGGTTTCGGCAAGACGACGCTTGCCGCCCATCCATGGAATTATCGGTGATGCTGACATTACGAACCTTTTGTTTAACGGTGTGATAGACTGCCGCCCGCTGTGTACACGGTCGGGAGTCTTTGCTTGGTTCGCAGCCCTTAACTGCTTATTGAGGGCGGCTGCGGTGTTGACGCACCGTCGCCGTCGCTCTCGTTTTTAACGCTTTCTGTTAGATCATCGCGATCAATTGTGCCGCCCGCGCTGCCGTTAAACACGGCGTAGACGCTGGCACGGTTTGCAAGTAATTCATCGCGTCGATTAGGTCGGGATCGGTTGAAACGACGTCATACCCCGCCGAAATACACATTTCCAAAACATGCATAAAGGCGACAACTCTCGCATCCGTGTTTGCCAATTGGAGGATTGCCGTCCGTTCGGCCTCCGTAAACATCCGATACCACTTATATGCATTGCACCTGGTGGGCAATCCTTGCAGCGCGCTAGGCGCTGTAAAAACGAGGCAAGCCCATCCCTGCCCCGCCCATATTGGTTGTTCGCCGCTTGGACAGGATGGCGGCGCTTGATCTGTTTCGCGTGTAGGGTCAACAATCGTTGTTGGCCGACCGCAGTTGTCATAGTAGTAGCTCATATCAGGCAACTTTCACCCATTCTTGGTTATTTGCGACGGAATAAATATGGTTTGCTCCCGCCGCTGTCGTTGAGGCTCTGCGCGAACTTGGCAAATACATTTGCGCCGTATTTTCAGTAGAAGTTACTATCTGTGCAGTCCCTAGCGATGCCGTCGTAGCAGTCACATAATTACCGCCCAGGTACACCGTAGCCGATGCATAACTTTGATTTGCCACCCCAGGCGTCATAAACGCAGGGACAAGGAACCAGGTGTTTAAATCTGCCGACATGGCAGCAGAACCGTTTTGGAGTCCTTGCCCATTTTCGACGGCGAAACACGGAACGATCCACCGCCCATTGGCGTAACTACAATTTGTAGCCGCAGGATATGGCAACAGGACAGGCCGCCAATTTGCGCCGCTGTTGTTGGATACCCAGGCAATCGAACTGCTCGCAATCACAGCAAGAACATTTCCAGCGCCATCGCTGCAAGCCCCGGTAATGTTTGACTGCCCCCAAGGCGCTCCAAATGAAGATGACCAAGTTCCAGATGCGCCGGTCGGTGAAGACTGCACACCGCCGCATCCCATTCCAGTTACGCCAAACAGCAGGAATTGGCTTCCAGTCCATAACATCGGCGAACCGTATGAATACGGCGCGCCAGCGATGCCAGCAATATTAGAAAAGCTAGGGTTTGCCGCATTGGTAGATATCGCAAGAGCGCCCCAGCTAAATCCGCCAGCAATTACGGTGCCTGATGGGTTTGCAACAAGTTGACCGACTGGCGCGGATGTACCGCCAGCAGTAGCCCACGGCCCAGCGGGGTTAGCCGCGTAAATCGGCGAAGGATTTGCCCCTTGTGGTGTGGCGACGAAGACGGTGCCGTTATAGACCACACCGTATGGGTTATTCAAGTTGGGGTGCGTCGTGGTATTCCACGATACGCCATTATTCAGTGAATATATCAACGCTGAAGTGCCGCTGGTTCCGCCCACGCCGACAATAGCGGTGCCATTGGTCGCAAGAAGTTGCCCCGCCCCACCCAGCGCGCCACCTGTTACGGTTGAGCGTAAAGTCGATGTGAAAGTACCGACGCCAGGCATTGCCATTGAAAACGCCTGATACAAAGCCCTTGTGATAATCGAGTTGTCACAGCGCATCCAGGATGGATCGTTAATGTTTCCAACAGCCTGAATGATTGATGAAACGGGAAGAGATGAAAGAAACTGCGAAGCGTTACCTACACTCATTAAATTCTCCAATCGCCAAGTGAGGCGTCGTAAGTGAATACCTGATGAAAGTTGCGTACATTCAGGTTCAAAGTCGTATATCCCATGACGGTTTTGCCGTTACCGAGCAACGAGCAATTAGCCTGTGAAAAGTTAGATTTAACGTCCATGATTTCCACTGGATCGCCGTCGTTGGGGTTGGGCGGAAACGTGATGTTGAATGCACCATTGGTCAAGGTGTCGGCCTTGATGCGATCACCCGCTAGAGCCGTATAAGCGCTGTTCTTTGTGGCCCACATGATATTGGCAGGGATAGGCGGCGATAACGCCACTAGGCCATCGTTAAACGTGCCGCTGCCGCCCATCACAACAGCATTGAGCGTCAGCGCACCGGTTGCCGCGTTGTAGGCGGTGATCTGCGCGCCGACATATTTGGCAGGCGTGGCCGTCGATGCGACAGTGACGAAAGACCCGACAACGAATGCTTTATTGACCTGAATCGCAATCGTCAACGGCCCCAACGCAATGACGACCGGCGTCGTCGTGGTCGCGTTTGTACCTGGTGCGGCAGCGGCACTTGCCGCGCTCGCTGCTGCCGCATTTGCCTGCGCCGTCGCCAATGTGACCTGTTGTTGTGCCTGCGATACTTGCTGCGCCGCAGATGTCACCGAATTGGAAGCGGTGTTCAAGTTTGCCAGCATGTTTATCATCAGGTCGCTGATCATTTTCAGCAGATTGACACGGAATCCGCCCGCCTGCATATCGTGCGATGTCGTGCCATCGTCCGAGTAAGTATTTCCGTTCACGGTGACTTGTGTCATAGCAGTTCCTTGAATTCAAATGCTTGTTTGTTCTGGTTGAAATAGGGATTTTCGATAGGGTTCAATGTCCGCATCCGGCTTAGGAAGCGACGGCGCAATGCATGCACTGTGTCGTCGGGGTCGTGGATGTACATCACTTCTTGATCAATACCGGCGCGGCGCGTGATCTCGAAAGCATTGGTCATTGCTTCGTCCGTCGCCATCCAATCGAATGACACCTTGGCGACGCGGTACGGCAAGCGAACATCGAAATATTCAGCGCCGCTAATCGCTTCATCGACGACCGTCTTGGTTTCCCATGCCAGCGAATTGCTGTAGCTCATGTTGTTGGTCGGTTGCCAGGCCGGGCCAATGAACAAGCGTCCGGCCTGCACATAGCCTGCCAGGTTGGTCGTATCGTTCAACTCGATCCGCCAATACTGCACGACCTTACTTGTCGGCAGGATGTGCGTTAAAGACGTCGTGTAACCGGCGATTTGCTCTTGCGTGTATTGGCCTGTCCAAAAATTATCGTCTTCCCATTCCAGCGACGAATAGGGATAAACCTGCGGCCACACTGGCAACCAACCAGAATCATAGGCAAGCGTGGCATAGGCAGAATCAGGCGAAGCCGTGATGCGATAGGTCGCACCGAGCGACAGATTGTGATTGGTCAAATTCACCAGGCGCGTGTTTTTGCTGGTGCCGAGATTGATGTCGATCCGCGTGCTTGTTAAAGCGGTGTCCGTTGTGCGCGCAACTTGACCAATCAAACGGCGCTGCAAGTTCGTCAGCGGTAGCGACGCGACCCATGAACCATTGGACAGCATTGCCGTATCGACGCGATTTGGAAAGCCCAACATGATATTGCCCATGTCAGCCCCACACCGTCACAGTGGCGCTATTCGATGCGTAGTCGGCTTCGATGCCCAACACACGCACCAACTTGCCGTTATTCATGCCGAAGCGATTAACCTGGACGCCGACCACTACACCGAGGTCAAGCGCCGCTATAGTCGGCTGGTCGAGTTTGACATTGACCGTATAGAAATTGCGCGCCACCCCGAAGATGCTCAATACCCGCGCACTTTCCGCCTGGGCGTCTGCCTGGTGTATCAGCAAAGTGTCTCTTGTCATCGCTGGGGACCATTGGTACTTGACCGGGATCGTCAAGTCTTGCGCGACCGCATTTAACGATGGCTGGCCGATCACCAATGCCCGCGCAGGCGTCACCGATCCGGCCACACCACTGGTTTGCGTCGTGTAGTTCCGTGCGTAGGTCAGCGTGACGCTATAGGCGGGAATGCCGTTGTTGTTGTCGTTGCTGCGCACGCGGTCGATGTCCTTGACCGATTCCAGGGAAAACGTTGCAACGGGCGCACCGCTCGGAATATCAAGACGCCCCATGCGCAGCATGCCGAGCCGGTCAAAGCCGAAATAAGCGCCGATGCTCGGTGCAACCGCGTCCATGATATTCAGGCCGGTCGAATCGTCTTGTACCCATACACCACATTCCGCGCTGTTCAATGCGTCTAGCGCGACCACGTCTGCCGCTGAGATGTCCGCAGCAGTCAGCCCCATGTCTATTGCGATCTGTTGCAGGATTTGCGCGCAAGTGCGATTCGCTGCGGTTGCGCCTTGCGATGCATCGCAAGTGATTTGCCCCGCTGGAGTTGAACCCAGGCGGAAATAGCCGCCAGCAGGATACACGCAATATTGCCCTGCTGCGGGCGCAATGGATTCGACGGCTGCTGCCGACGTATAGTCCGGGCCTCTGGTCAATGCGACACCGCAATCGTAGACATTGGAAACCGTGGCGATTGCGCCGTCGTGTACCTGGTATATCAACAAGCTGGTGTTGCACAGGATAGGCGCGAAATTTAACGCCGTGCCGTACAAGCGCGGCACGGCAGCGCCAGCAATATCTGCGGTGCCGTCTTTCCCTGCTGGCAGGACATTGGTGCCGCCGTAGCGGTGACGGCATAGCAGCATGTCTAGCTCTAGCTGGCGGTCGCGCAGGATGATAGACAGGCTTTTGTATGTGATTTCAGCCTGTTGCATCGTCAGTCGTTGCGCGACGGTGAAGGTGCTATACGGCTGCGACGGATCGCCGACCAACAGGCGCAGCTTGCGCTTATCCAGGCTATAGCCCAACACATAATCCAGTTCGCCGTCCACGTTTTCCAGTTCGCAGGTGCCGTATGCAACCTGCGACTGGCCGCCTGTCGTGGCGTCCTGGTACATCATGCGCGTAAGGCTACCTGGTTGCGTGAGACGCGGCAGATAGGCCGTCGATGCTGGTGTGTCTGTTGGTTGCGTCACGTAATTGCCCGATGAAAAATACAAGGTATTCACGGTGCCAACGGCATCGACCGCGCAATCAACTTCCACAAGGTAAATCATGGTCATAAGATGTTCCTTACTTCGCCGCTGCCAAAACAGCTTTTTTCTTGATACCGTCTAACGCGGAGTTCGATCTATCCAGTCTCGCCAGTAGCGCCTGGTAACCAGCGGAATGCAGCGTCACCAACGCCTGCAATTGCCTGACTTGTTCATTGAGTGCCGCAATCGTGGCACCGTCATTGCTGGCCGACCTGGAAGGCGCAGGCGCGTTAAAGTAGCGACGGATAGCCGCCATTGCTGGCGCATCGATGACGCCTTCGCCCTCGTGCAACTCGGCGCGATAGCCGTCGAATGGCACACGCTCCAAGCCGTCAGCATGCGAGCCGTCTAATTGCATCGTCGCATCCGCATCCTTGATGTTTGGCCGACGCGAAGGGCCAGGGCCACCAGTCTTGTCTGGTGCCGAAACGTTACTAGCGCCGGTGTTCGCATGCGCCGCCGTGTTGGCCGCTTGCTGCGCAGCGATATTGATCGCCTGTTGCGCAAGTGCTGCCGCAACCGCTGCACCGATGCGCGTATCAAGCGTATTCAACGACGCCGTGATAGTCGCCAGGGCCGTAGGGATCGCCACCACAGCGGTGGCCTGATCGGCCAGTTGCTTTTGCAGATCGGCTTGCCATTTCTTCGTGACGTCCTGTATCCCGGTTAGCTGGTCGTTCGCCTTGGTTTGCAAGTCGTTCAACTGCTTTTGCAAATCAGCCGACATCTGGAACCCGGCTTGCGTAATCGACGACACCGATGCATCGCCTCTGCTGCCTAGCGAACTCAATGCCTGTTGCACGCTCTGGAAAATAGCGTCGTACTGCGAACCGGACGCATAGTAAGAACGGCTTTGCGTCAGATAGTTGTTTGCATCGTTCTGCAACGCCTTGGCTGCGGTGGCGTCCCCATTCTGCGCTGCGGCCAGTGTGGTTTGATATTGCTGTTGCGATGCTGCCAGCTTCTGCTGATTCGACAGCGGGGACAGTTCGCTGGTCAGCAAAGACTGCGCGTAAGTACCCAGGCTCTTGAACGTCTGCGACAACTGATTGGCGGCTTGCTGCGCTGCCTGGTATGCCTGCTGTTGCGCCTGCACCTGCGTCTGCAATGCCGAATATTGGTAGTTGTAGGACGCCATGATTGCGTTCTGCAAATCCGAAGCGGCAGAGATGCGCGCAGTCAGCGACGAACTGGACGTGTCGTCGGCTATGCCGTCAAAGGCCGTTTGCGCTGTATTCACGTTGTCGTCAAGGTGCGCGCCCATGTCGTAGCCGATGCCGTTTTGCGCAACGGTCTGCAATGAGCCGGCAAGCGACTTTTGCAAAGTGCCAACCTGATCCATTTGCTGTGTAATCGCGCTCATCGCATCGGCTGCGCCGGTGCTGGCCGTCTGCAATGCGTTGGCATGGTCAACGGCATCCGAAAATGCGCCGGACAGGTTTAGCAGTTTGCCGACCAGCGTTTGTCCCCCCGTCGTGCTTGTATCGATGCTGGCAACCAGTTGACGAAAGCCGTCCTTGGTCGCTGGCATCTTCAATCCCAGTGCAGTAAATTGCGCGTTCAAGTCTTTCATTTCAGCGGCTGATTGCTCGGCGGGTGAAAAGAAGTCTTTCAAGTAATCAGATAGGCCGCTACTCAATTGCGACGTACCGCCCGCGCCCTGGATCATGGCCGAAGTCAGGCTATTGCCGTTGAGCGCAACGTCGTTCATTGCCTTTTGAATCGACAACAGGTTTTGATACAACGTCACCATGTCAGCGGCAGAGCCAGTAAACGCTTGAATGATCTGGCCGATACCGCTCACGACGGAATTGGTCACCAGGCGCAACTGCGGCGACAATCCTCCGGTGCGTGTGAATAGCTGTGTGGTTTCGGTCGTCACCGTTTGCGCGGCGACTATGGTTTGTCGTTCAATCTCTGTTGCGATGTCGCCTTGCTTGTTCACGATGTCGGTGAAGCTGACCGCAGTCAACCCTAAGCCTTGCATGGCGACGTTGGCTTGTTCAACGCCGGTCGCGACACGAACAAGGGTCGTTAAATACCCTTCGCCGACTTGCGCAAACTGCGACAAGTTCGGCAACAGGTTTTGCGATATCAGCGAATTGACAATCTTGTCTGTCGTCGCAGACAGTACGGAATTTAACGCCGTGGTCAACGCAGTGCCAGTCAATCCTTGCAACGATATGTTGGTCTGAATAGGGATATTGGCAACCGCTTTGCCGACATCGGTTGCACTGCTACCGATAGCGGTTGCAGCAGCCTGTAACGTCGATTCCAGCGACGAAAATATCAATGCGAACTGTTGCGACGTTTGCGCAGAAGCTGCTTGCGTCACCTGCGAATCGCTATTGCTGCTCTCGTGGAACCAGCCGCCATCTACGTGCGTGTTGACGGTCGCGTAGTCGTCAACGCCCTGGCCCTGCGCGAGCGCCCCAACCGTCCCCGACAACTGCAAGCCGCTATCAATCACCGATTTGGAAGTGCTACCCCCGAAAAAATTACTGATGCGATTGGTCAGCCCGCCCAACAGATTATTGATCGCGCCACCAACGACATTCCCAAGCAAGCCATTGGTCAAGCTATCGACAGCAGTTGTCAGCGCCCGACTGGTCGCAGAACTTGTCTTGCCGGTTTCAATGCCCATGTTGGTGCCTGATATGCCCTGCCCTTGCAAGATGTTGGACACGCCATTGATGCCGTTCTCAATAGCTTGCAACGACGTCGCCATCTGACTGGTCAGCGGCAGCAACGCGCCGGAATTGTTGACAAGCAGTTTCATGCTGGCCGCGATGGAATCGCTTTGCTTCTGCGCATCGCCGTAGCTTGTGCCTGTGCCTTGCGCGGCCTGCTGTTGCGCGGCTGAATTTGGATCGGGCGCGCTATCACCGCCGGTCTTGACGACAAAGCCCAGCCCGACCATTACAGCGGCCATAGCGGCCATGCGCGCCCAGGCGGTATAGGGATCACCCATCGATTGATTTGCAACGCCAGCAGCAGCCGCAGAGTTACCAATCAGCCAGTTAGCGGCGGCGATGATCGCGCTACCGCCTGTCGCTGCATCGGCCTTGGCCGCTTCGCCAACGACGACGGCGCTTGTCTCGGTATTGACGGCAAACAGCTTCTTAGCCAATGATTCGACTGTCAATGCCATCTCGGCCACGCGATAAGCCTTCTCCACGTCTTCCATGAGCTTGTAGCCCCTGGAGTTCTTATCAAAGAAAGATGCGGCAGCAGCGGCGATGTCGCCGTACTGCTTGATCTGTGCTGCTGCCGAATTTTGATTCGCCTTATCCTGCGCCGCCTGGATGACTGCCTGGTCACCATTGGCCGCATCCGTTTCGGCTTTTAGCTTGGTCTGAATTTCGTGCGTGGTGTTGCCGTAGTCAACGAAAGCCGATGTCATCTTGCCGATGGCCGTACCGATATTGCCGAATGATGTCGTCAACTCGGTTTCCATCTGCTTGACGGCTGTGATCGCATCCTTGAATTGTTGGGTGTCGATCTTCTTTTGTTCTTCGGCAGCATCCAGCGCAGCGCCTTGCTGCTTCAGTTCCATCAATTGCTTTTGCTTGTCGATTTTCTGCTGCGTCACCGCCAGCAATTGCGCATCGATAGCAAGCGAATTGCCGTCCAGTGTGTTGCTGGCGATCATTTCGGTCAGGTATTGCGCATAGCTTTCGGACTCGGCCAGCTTTTCCGCTTCGATCTGCTTTAACGCCAGGTCGCGCTGCGACGCTGTCTGCCCAATCAGCGCATTGTGTTGCTTCTGCTTGGCAATGGCGTTATCCAACTGCGTGTTTTGCGTAGCGCCTACTTGTTCGATAGCCTTCGATATCGAATCGTAGATTGCTTCCTGGTCGATCAGGAATTTATTGACGCCGGAATTCTCGATTTCGGTGGCTTGCGCTTGCAGGCGCGTCAACTCGTTTTGATGCGCCTGGCGTTGCGTGGCGTCCAGGCCCGCGACCTGCAACATCGCTTGCTCGTATTGCTGTTTGGATGTGTTGACTTCCAATGCATTGTTGGTCATCTCTGCATCGAATTGCGATTGCGTGATCTGGTGACGCTTCAATTGTGCGCTGAGGTCGTCGGCCTCGGTCTTGATTGCAATCTCGCGCAATGCTTCCGCTGCTTTTTGTTGCGCGTCGATCTGCGCTTGTGCGCTGTTGTCCGCATACTTGGCAACGATCTTGGCTTTTTCTTCGGCCAGGGCTTCTTCGCCAATACCCGCCTTTTGCGCAGCGGCGGTAACCGCCTCGATCTCATCGACCATCTGCTCATGGCGGCTGCGATTGGCCTGGACGATCTTGTCCCACGCCTGCTTGCCTTGTTCCTGGATTTGTTCGTGCTTCGTCTTTTCGGCTTGGAGCGCTGCCGCTTCGTCTTCAGCGCGTGCTTGTGCCTTCAGTTGCGCCATCTGCGCAAGGTCATCTTTCAAGCGTTGCATTTCTGCTTGCGCGGCGGTGCTTTGGGTGTCTCCCTTGTACGTAGTGTTAAGACGGTTCGTACTATTGTCGATATCGGCCTGCAAGCGTGTGATTTGCTGGCCGACAGTGTCATCACCTGCCGCGCCTTTCATCGATTCCCATGCGCTCTTGGCCGCATTGGACAACTTGATCCAGGCACCTTCCAGCGTGCCGACCTTTTTTGCATGTCCTGCAAAGTCGTCATAGAACGCGGCCATCACAACGCGGATAGCTTCGGACTCGTTGCCTTGCGCAACCAGTTGGCGCACGTAGTCCATGTCACTAGCAGACATCGCGTGATACTGCTTGTTGTGTTCTTCGGCCCAGGCGACGACGTTGTCGCTCATCTTGACGAATTCTTTAACGACTGCGTCCGACGATGTGCCGGTAGCCTGGGCGAACGCAACGGCGGTCTTGCCGGTGGCTTCAAAGGTGTCAGAAGTAAAGCGGCCACTGGCGGCAAGCCCTGTCAAAATCTCGCGTGCCTTCCCGGCACCAGCATTGTCGATATTGCCCATCGACTGCGCCATCGTATTGATCTTGTCTTCGGTCAGGCCCGCCATGTTGCCAGTCAGGTCAAGGGCTTGCCGGATGGCTTCTTGCTCTTGCGAGGCTTCATAGGCAGCAACGCCGAACGCAGCAACTGCTGCAACGATTGCCATGATGCCCAGGCCGACCGGTGTAAAAAGCGCGGGCAGCAATCCCATGCGACTTGCAAGCACCGTTGCGCTGCCTGCCATCTGATCAAAACTGCCCGACGCGAATTCGCGGCCCAACACCATGACTTCGCGTGTTGTGCCAGCGGTCGCAATGCTCAAGCCGTTTTGCGCAGCAGTGGCCGCCGCGATCTGCGCAATCATCGGCGCGGCTTCTTCGGTTAAGCCTAACTCTGCGGCGCGCATTTCCAGCAACTGCGCTTTGTTCAAGCCGATGGCGGCGGCTTGCTCGCGCAAGCTGTCCAGGTAGGCAAGCTGGCCGACCGTCAATTGCGCGGTGGCATTGCTCAAATCCTTTTGCGCTGCCGCCATTGACGCACCGACGTTCTGGGCCGACGCGCCCATCCTGGTAGTGGCTTCGGTAACCTGGTCGATACCGTCAACAGCATCCTTGTTGCCGTCAACGCTGATCTTGATACCTAATTCCACCACTTGCGCCATGTCTCTATCCTCATTGTTGCTGCTGTTTGTCTAACTGTTCCTGCCACTGCTTGCGAATCACTTCCAGGGCCGCCGCTTCCATGATCCGAATTTCGTTAAAAATTTCCGGCCACTTCCTTCGCCTGACGTCCGGCCTGTAGCGTTCAACGATGGGTAACGCCGCATACTTGATGTTTGTTCGCACGCCGTCTGCATTGACGTCCCATTGCGTTGACAGCGCCAGGAATACTTCCAGCGTCGTGCGATTGTCGCGATGTACTTCGTAGCATTCGCGTTCCGTCGTGGCTTCGACCGGCGCATCGGCAATTTCATCTTCCAGGCCAAAGGCGCGCATGTCTTCGGCCAATTCGTCGCTGATGTGGGCGTTGTCGAATCCGTCATTGCTGCGTCCGCCGCCCGCCCACCAAGCGGCGGCCCCTTCTAGTTTTTTGCCTTGGCCCCGGAGATGGAAGCAAAGAAGGTTTTAACGATGGTCATTCGCGTCGGGAAAACGTTCAACACGGCGGCGAGATTGGCTTCGTTAAATTCCAGCAGAGTGCCGTTCTCGTCCTGGACGTCCTTCCAGCCGACCAACACTTCATCAATGAGACCTTTATCGGTTAATGTCTTCGCGCCCAAGCGATCAGTAACGTCATCCAGTTCTTCCTGCGACAACCGCTTGAAAGTCGCGGTGAAGGCTTTTTGCTCGGTTTTGCCGTTATCGCCTGGTACATCGACCTTGACCGGCGTTGTGTATGTTGGGGTGGTTGAAATTTTGAACATGTGTGTTTCCTTGTTGGGTACTGCGGTTAGATATTGATCATGGTGATTTCATCGTTACCGACGACAGGCGTCGGCTCCAGCGTCAGCTTGTAGGCCAGCATGTCATCGATCTTGTCGTAGTTCGCATCGAGAACACGGCACAGCATGTTGAGCTGGATTTTCTTTCCTGCTACGCTGCCGTGCGTGGTCGTAACCGGCACCACCACGCCGGAACTTGCGAGCGTGAACGGATTGAATGTGCCGAGGTCTGTCGCCAGCACTGTCGCCGTGGCCTGTGGCGCGCGATCAGAGATAACGATTTCCTTTTGCGGCCCAGGCAAATCCATGCGGCTGACCTTGTTCCCGAAAGACCAATCAAGCTGTGACAGCGGCAATGCGACGCCGTTAATCGACAGCGGCAAGGTATTGGCGCTATTCGATCCTTCTTCAATCGGCCAGCCGGTACGCGTGACCGCAGGCGCGGCCTGGGGCGCTGGCACCACATATTGAAAATCGAAGGAGAAACTAAGCGTCGGTGTTCCTTTTGCGGCAATCTTGCCTTTCACTTCGCCCCGGCCACCCAGCAATGCATGCTGTGCGCCATCGATATTGATGTACGCGCAGACGCTGCCGAAATTGGAGCTAACCAGGTTATAGGCCGCCGACGTGGTGGCGGTGAGGGTTTCAGCCGTGCCGCATGCCAGCAGCAGCGGTGCCCACTTTGGCGACGTGCCAGCCGTGCCGGAACCGGCCAGCGCAACGTCAAACGTCAGCTTGGCCCAGGACGTCACGATAATGTTGCCGCTGTTGCCCAGGTAAGGCAGATCGATATTGCGTGCAACCTTGTCGTTATCCATCGGCGTCAACACCACGTTGCGCGCCTCGATCCAGTTGGCCGCGCCGGTTGGGATCGCATCGACGCCATAGGTCGCTTCCGGTTTGATCAAGACGGCCTTGTTGCGCCAGCGGCGCGGTGTAATCAGGTTGGGCATTGTTGTTCCCCTTCATGTGTAACGATTTGCGTGTCGGACGCCGGAATCTCGGCCACTTGCTCAGTTACCGGCGCATCCGTGGCCGCGACTGGTGTGCGCTTGCCGGTTACCGGATCGGCGATATAGCGCCCACCGATTCCCCAATACGGGCATTTTGAAAAGTCGTTCAATTTGCACTCCTGTCGATGTACGACGTTAAATAGATGTCTTGCCACCACATATGCATGTCCTTGAAAGCCAGGAGGCCGCTACGGCCACGCGCCAGTGGGTCATAGTCGGGTGCCGCCTGCCAACCTAGCAACGCCGTCTTGACTGCTGCGCGCAGTGTTTCCAAGTCCTGCCTGGCCGCGACGCCTTTCGGGTCGCTGACGTTGCGCACTACCAGAATTACGCCAAGCGTCACGGACACGCGCTGGATAACCAAATCGCCCATTGCGCTATTGCCGGGGTTTTCTTCCAGGGGGATGACAAACGCGGCGGGTGTACCTTTTGGCAAACTCTCGGCGGCATTCTGGAACTGTGCAGCACCGCCGACGTGCTTGAGCAATGGCACATTGGTTTCCAGCCTGGCGATGACGGCGTCAATCATATGAAGCGATCCCGCTTAAAAACCGATGGCACTGGTTCCACGATGGCGACAATAGACGGCGCATAGTCCTGGATCGGCGCAGCGGCTTGCAGCACTACTACGCCGTCTTGTACGTCCTTCAGCCATGCCACAGCATCAGTGAAGTCATTACGCGCCCGCTCCGTGACGGCGTCGCCTAGCAAGTAATAGCGTGCGATAGCGCATGCAACTTGCGTAAGCTTCGCCGGAACCGTGTTTAACGGCAGTGTGTAGCCGCCGACCAGGTAACCGTCAATCATCGCGTTGGCATCGGCCAGGATGACGTTTAACGCGCCAGGGTCTAGCATCGCTTCGCGTTGGGCGATCTCGTCTGCCCCATAGCGTTGCGTCAGATCGGCGCGGGCTGCGTAGGTCATGCCGATTCGCCTTGAGACTCGTTATCGGCTGCTTCGGCCTTGTCGTCAGCGTTGACTGCATCGTCCGCCTGGTCGTCTTCCATCTCGATTTCCTTCACGGTCAGACCTGGGCAACGCTTGATTTCCTTGATTTGATCTTCGGTCAGATCGGACACCTTGACCTTTGTCGGTCTGTCGCTCCAGGACAAACCGGCGCGGCTGAAACCGTGCAGGATTGCCGTGACTTCCAAACCGGGAACGGTGCCGCTCGTATCTTGCCCCTGGTCTTTGCCCTTCTTGTTGCCTTGTGCATCCTTCTTCGTCGCTGTCATGACTACTCCTGTTTGTTGATTCATTGATTTGACGTCACGGCTGCGCAAGCACAGCCGGACGCATTAGGCCGTGGTGGCCGGTTAGTTGTTATTCGCTTGGGTGCCGTCCGAGCCGTAGCACAGTTGCCAGAAGGCGTAACCGCCTGCTGCACGCGCTTCGCAGCCGAACTTGTACATCTTGCGATTGAAGACGTCTGCGGCCTGCGGATCGATCTGCTGCACGAATACAGGTGCCTTGCGTTGTTGATAGATGAACGGCTTGACCGGCTTTGTCGTGTCCAGCAGGAACCAGGCTGTTTTGGACATCAAGCGTTGATCGACCACGACTTCATAAGCGCCCTTGAATGGATTGGGCTTGCCATCTTGCAGGCGGTCGGTCGTCATCAGCGCGTTGGCGGTTTGCTTCAACGCTGGCGGCACCAACAAGATGTTGCCCTGAATGTTCAACGGTCGGCCCTGGTCGTCAACCATGCTCATCAACACAGTATCCGCTGCGCCCAGGCTGGCCTGCGCTGCTGTCAAGCTGGAGACAGATAACGCCAAAGTGCCGCGATTGCTCATCGTGCCAGGGGTGCCATCGGGATTGGTAATCGGATGATTGACGTCGCAAAAGAATTGCTTGTCGTAGCAGAAGGACGTAAAGGCACCATTGACCAATCCCGATACGATTTCATCCGGCAACTGCTTGGCAGAGAGGCCCGCCATTTGTGCTTGCGGCGCGTAGATGCCGAGTTGATCGTCTTCGATGTCGTTGCGGTCTACTTCGACAGTCGCTTCCCAATCGTTATTGACAATGTTGTAGTTGAATGCGGACAGCGCCTTGACTGCTTTTTCACCGATCCACTGGCGCATGCGCGGGAACGTGGACAGCCAGTAATAGTTATTCTGCCTGGCGGTGGATGGCACCAGCATGGCGATCTTTTGCCAAGTCGTCGACGCATTGTCGAATGCGTTGTTGAAGTTGGTCTTCAGACTGATGAATAGGTTTTGTATGTTTTCCTGATTGACTAACATGCGGTGTTCCTTTGCGAATGATGTTTAGATGCGCGGGTGTTTGTTTGTTGTTTGTTTATTCGATCCAAACACCATCGGTATCGATGCCGACCAGCTTACCGCCCGGCGAGCGTGTGTTCGTACCGTTGGTTTTGGCGACGGTGAAGTCGTCCACGATGTAGACCACCTGGCCCATGCTCGCTTGCGTGATTGGATCGGCGGCGCTATTGACCCACTTGAAAGCCTTGCGACGTCGCACGATGATATTCACCGCGCCATCGGTGCCGTTGGTGTTATCGGCATAGGACTCGGCGCGACCGAGATATGTCAGCGTCGTAGCGGTTGCGCCTGGCGTCGCCATTCCGTTTGCATTGGCGCATACCATCGCGCCAACAAAGATTTTTACGCCGCCCGCTACCGGAACGTTGAGCATTTCGGTTTCCTTGAACGGGGTATTGCGATCAGCAGTTAAAGGCATGTTTGATCCTGGATAGTGTTAAACGGGTTGTAGCTACTGCGTGGCGCGGTGCGTGCCTGTGCTTAGGCGGTGCGCTCGGCGTTCAATGTCTTTTGAAAGTCTTCCTGCGTAACTCCCAGGGCCGCGCACATTTCTTTCTGACTCGCAGTCAACGCCGCATTGCCGTTGCCGCCGTCCGGCTGCTTGCCGCCTGTTTGCATACCGTTGAGTAGTGCGATAGGCGGCGCGTTCTTGAGGAAGGATGTCAGCGCGGCCAGGTCTTTTGCGCCGTATTCACGCGCCCACGCTTCCTGTGCCGGAAGCAGCTTGCCCGCCTCCAATGCGCCCTTGACGATTGCATCCACGCGGGAGGTGTTGACCTCTGCCGACAGCGCCGAATAGCGGCCCTGTAGGTCTCGCATGACAGCGATAGGCACATACTGGGTCGGATCGGGTGTCGTCGCGCTCAACGATGCGATAGTGGCGCGCTGCGTGCTGATCAGGCCAATGAGATCGGTCGAAGCGGCGGCGCTGGAATCCTGTCCTTGTTTGACAACTGCGGTCAAACTCGCAAGCTGGCTTTGCATGTCAGCGTCGGTAGCTGTGGCCGGGAGGTTGAGCAAAATGCGAAGTTGCTCGCGCAAATTCAAATCCATCGGATTCTCCTGTGTAGATAGTTGGGTTGGTGTTGTTGCGAAATGCGCTGACGCAGCGGCCAGCAGCACGGCATCCATGCCATCGATGGCGGGATTGTTGGTAATGGCCGCCATGAACAAAGCGGTAACTGCGCCGCTCTTGTCGTAGCCGATCACTGGTGAGATATAGCGGTATTCGTGCGCCGCAATCATTGACTTGGCCCGATCTGTCCATTGCACATCGGTCGCAAACAGGCCGACGCCTTCGCGCCACTCCAATTTGCTGAACCAGCCCGCAGCAGGTGCTGGCTGGCCATTCTGACGCGCCAGCATGGTCTGGTGTTCGTAGTCGATGACGTAAGGCGTCACGCGGGCCGCTGCGTTGGCAATCAATGTTTGAGCCAGGGCCGCATCGATGTGCCAGGCCGGTGCATCGTTTGGACGTCCGTCGCGTGCGCTGAAGGTTCCAGCAGGCAGCAATTGCAGTTCGCTGCTTGCGGTCAGCGCCATCGAGCAAGCGGCGACTGCCAACAAGCTGGCTGCGGTGATTTGATGTGGTGTTGGTTTCGACATGCCGCCATCTTCGCCTTTGGCGAAAATGGGGGGATCGCGATAGGTTTCAGTGGGTTAAAGCATTCCCGCCATCGTGGGAAAGCCTTGAAATGCGGGGATTTGCCTACCTGTCAAAATTGACAGGTAGTCAAGTTTTTACTTGCAGTTCTGCTTTCGTAAACGATACCATCCTCGCCGCAATTACTATTTACAAATTACTAACTAGACAATCAAATGGGTGACAGTTCGTATTGGGATGCCGCAATAAGGCGATTGAAAGACATAGAGAAGAAATGGTTGGAGCGGCCTGCATATGGCGGCAGCATTCAGACTTCAACCTCTCGGCCAATGTTCGGTTCGGGCATCACCACATCATCCAGCGGATGGGGCAGCGGCATATGGCGGGCCGCAGAAGAAACTGCATTGCATGCAAAGTTTCGCGTGGTGCATGTAACGGATGCAATCAATAGCAGTTTTCCTGCTGCCTTCGCCGAGATTGAAACAAGGCTCGGCGGCATCAAGATAGACACGATCAAAGATGTTTTGCGCAGCATGCTAAAAGATGTTGCGCTGATCCTGGGCGGTTCTACCGTTCTCGGCTCAGGTGTTGGTGCTGCGGTAGGCTCGCTTGCCTTCGGCGTCGGTGCCGTTCCCGGTGCGGCAATCGGAGCCACCGCTGGCTTTGAGATGGGTAATCTGATTCTCACGTTTACCGGCTTGAAGTCGATTGCTACCTTTATGGCCGGTGCCGTACCTGCTGCTATCCGATGCTATGGAGATGGTTTTCGCGAAGCCTGGGGCGAACCTGACGGCAAAGCGACGTGGGCGCATATTGCGTACAAGGATTTTGCGAAAGGTCACGTATTGTTTGTCATGGCGATCCTGATGGGAATCGTCGGCTATCTAACACGCGGCAAGGGTAATTTTCCGATTCTCATGGGTGAGATTCGCGCCAGCGCGAAATTAGGGCCAAAATTTGCGGATTGGATTGAGTTGAACCAAGGTTCGCTAATGAGGAATCCGGCCTTGCAGCAAGGCATGCGAATGAGCGCAGGCGCAGCGAGTGACGAAGCACCTGCGGTGGCTCCGCAAATACAAGGGCCAATACGTGGGCAACAGTTGCCCAACGCAATCGATCCAGACGCGCCTATCTCCGCTGCTCCCGCCACTCCTGCGGAAACGCTGGCGAAAGTGAATAAAGGGAGGGCACCATTTTCTGAGTTGAACGCTGCGGTTGCGGAGGCACAGGGTTACAAGTATGCGACCGAGACACTAGGACAAGATGCGATATCAGGGCCAGGGAAGGCGTCTGTACAAGGCCCAGACTTCCTTACATTAGGGAAAACCAGGGATGGCTTACCCGCAATCAATGTATGGGATGCAAAATACCGTGGGCCGAACAATCCGTACTACCCGAATAGCATCCCTCAGAACCAATTGGATAGTTGGTTGCCAGATATAACCGATGCAGTCAATAATATGGCTCCTGGTGAAGCTAAAGATGCAGCACTCGATGCCCTGCAAAATGGGCGTATTCAAGGACAGATTTTCAAATGGCCCCCGCAATGAATAAGATAGACCCAACCAAATTGCAAGAAGCTATGTCGTACAAGAAGGGAACGCCGATAGCATCAATCGTTTCGGACTCGACACCAGAAGCGTTTGTTCTTAAAGGAATGTACCGCTTTGCGCCTGGCATTTACATGACATTTTCCGAGTATATGCCGAACTCGTTCAAGCGCAATCCTGAAGGTCTAAATCTAGCATCCTTACTATTGGCCCCAGATGATAGCGCTGTAATGCGCGTAACTAAGATGGATATAGAGCATGATGCTAACGCTCTGCTTGAAGTACCGACTGCGGCGCTACCAAGCGGGGCTGCTGCAACATATGGGGAAATTCTGAAGGGGCTTAAGCGTGAAAATGGAAAGGGAAGCCTAGAGTCGGCGGAATATCGTCTTGGTTCGGATGGTCTATTCGTTCATCGCACAATTCAAACAGGATTAGTCGATTACTTCTTCCGTGGTCGAGCGGAGAATGACAACGAGGCACCATACGCTATTTGCTACAAATACGAGCGTCCATGAACCATTTCAAGACCTGCGCAGCGTCCAGAGCGGGCGTGACAATTCGTGATACAAACGGCGTTACCTATCCACACCCGAATTTAAGGCGTTAAACAAGCGTTAATAGCTCGCAATGCGGTTTGGATGGGGAAAGTGCCAGCCGCACATTTTTATCGTGTTTGCGCTCGTTTAATCCATTCTTGAAACCGCCGACCCAAAGCGGTCGGATTTTCGACACAAGAGATTATGCCAAGAGCGACCGCCGTTAAAAAAATCAAGGGAATATTGGAGCCTGCCGAACTTCAAGAACTTTTGAGGACGATGTATCCAAGATTCCCATCAAAGGTAACTCGCGTCGTTGTTCCAACAGTGGATGCACCATCAAGCGAGTATGCCCCTGCAATGGCAATGTATAAGCAGGCGTTCAAAAAGAACGAAAGTCTGCACCACAGTTATTTGAAATGGTTCGGCCTGCACTGGTCGATGGGGGTTAATGCCGGTAAAATGTTTTCGGACTATCGCTACGAAGCCCATATCGCGTAGGGGTTGAAATATCACTCCACGGGAAACCGGGCAGACTTCTATCTGGTCTATCGTCGCAAGACGGCTGACCAACCCTTTTAAACTTGATAAAATTTGGTATCAGTTTGTTAAATATCAAAGGATTCTGAGAATATGGCAAACAAAGAAATTCAGGAGTTGCTCGATAGAGTTGCCGATGGATGCGGTTACGGTGATCCAGAAGCACGGCTCAATGATGACCGAAAGCTTCAGGTTTTCATTGCGCGAGAGCAAATCAAAACAGGAACCAGACAAAATTGGTTAACTTTTGTCTTGGTTGTTGTGGGAATTCTTCAGGCTGCCGCAACTTGGTATAGATAGTGATTTAACATTGCGTTTGGGGGAAATGCGTCGCAAATGGCGCATCCATCACCTTTACGCCGATATCATCGAATGGATATTTCCCTTGTGGGAGCGAGTTATGCTCCCACAAGGGGCGTACTTTGCTTACCACTTGGGAATTTTTTTCTCAAGGAGGAAAGCAGCATGAGAGTACATACTTTAACAAGTGTGTATGTTGATCAAGGCGGGCTTTGTGCAGTGTGCCAATGCAAGATGACGAAGGCAACGGGCTGGCATGACCATCACATAGAATATCGTGTGCATGGAGGTTCGGACGCTCTTGGAAATCGCGTATTGCTACATCCTAATTGTCATGCCCAAGTGCATAGCAATGGTTTGAAAGTAATCAAGCCGGTTCCCTTATAGGGGGCTTTGAAAATACGGGTTTCTTTTTTTTAGAAACATTGTTAAATAGGCTTGAGCCGTGTGCGGTGAAAGCCGCAAGCACGGTTCTCAGGGGGGAATGGGCCAGTAATGGCCTGTTCCTACCCTACTATGCAGAGGGAAGCATTGTCGAGTGTGGCGATACCGATCCATCCAGTCTTGTCATACCCCTTGCGGCCAGGATGGCAAAACATGTCTTATGGCTGCCTCACCAACACAAGGATTTGCGTTCTAAATGGCCCGAATCCTCATTGCAATGTCAAGCGTTGTTAGTCGAGCGGCAAACTGGTATTTGCAAACCTGCGCGGCGAGCAAATCTGTATACGATGCGAACAATAGACCAAGGCGGATGCCTCCATTTCATCGGGGATCGCATTGCGACGATCCAATTCCAATCCGAAAAAGTCTAACCTTGAATATACCTGGTCAAACCTTCCACAATCCGACTTTCCTCATCCGGGTACAGCGCCCCCTCCGGCGTGATCGGCAAAAATGGTCGCGCCGCAATATCACCCCACAGATTCGGAAACTGCGCCTTGGTGCCGCCAAACTGTTGCATGGCCGCGTAGATCATGGTCGAGCCAAGCAGCAACGTCGTGCCGCCAGCAACCAAAGTGCTGAACTGTCGTTCAAGGTCGCCGCTTTCCCCTTGTAGTGGCCGCTTGCCCATTGCAAGCGCCTGGCCCTTCTTCGTTATCTTCCCGGTCTTATCAGAAAATCCTCCGCGCTTCTCAATATAGGCAATCAGCGTCGCCTGGGTATTCGGCAGCCAGGGCGTACCGTCCGGCCCTGTGCCGGACGCAAAGCGTTGCTTGGTACGATCCACGATGTCATCACCGAGCGCCATCAATACCGGCGACACATCGCCGATGCGCGCCCCAAGCGCGTTTAACGCTGCTGTAACCGCTGCGCTATTGACGTCGATGGCGTTACTCATTTCACCGCCTCATACAAGCCGTTTGCAAGCCCGCTTGCGATGGCGGCATTCAATAGCTTCAGTGCAGCCGATAAGAGATTCGGCCCGCTCTTGTCTTGCTCAGTTTGGCAATCGAGTTCCACCGCCAGCCTGGCCGCTTGCAGATCGGGGGAAACGTCAGGCGGCGCATCGACGTACACCAGTTTGCCATTGGCAGTGTTAAGCAATACCTGGCCGGGGTTCGCCAATAGCGACGGCAGGCTGGCCCATTCGTTCGCGCTCCAGGCGTTACTGGCAACCAGACTATCCGGCACGGCGATTGCCGCCGTCGCTGGCTCTATGTCAGTGTTCGCAGACAACCAATCCAGCGTGGCCGGATCGATGGCCCCGGCCACCGCCGAACGGCCATCTTTGACCGGATCGGCCAGCACTTCCTGGACGAATGTGTCAATTGCTGCATTTGTCTCTGCGGCTAGAACGGGCTGCATGGCTTGGTACATCGCAGCGCCGACCGGCGCATTCAAGTTGATCAACTTATCGCCGATGAAGTCCGCAAGCGGGGTATCAGTATTCGCGCCTGGCGCATAGCCGAAGCCTTTATCGATTCCGACCGGCACACCTGTTTTCGGGTCGGTCTCGTTCCAGCCATCAGACGGCGCGGTGCGCCCCTCTGCCTGTGCGGAAGCGTATTCGTCGGCGTCGGCTGATGTGACGCGACAATGACACAGCCAACCGTTAGGCGGGTAATGCGTATCCCAAAAGTTGGCGTCATGCGGCAATACCAAACCGTTCCAGGCTAAATGCAATGGGCGCGGATGCGCAACACCGTCCGCATGCACATAGCGCCAATACGGGCGGATTGCCAGCATGGCCGGACTTTTCAGTTGCTGATATCGGCCCGCCGCGTAGCTGGTGGACATGTTGGTCTGATAGATGATGCGCGTGCGCCAGGCTTGACCGGCCTTGCTGCCCTCACCCGTCCAACCTGTCCAGCCGTTTTTCAAAACGATGGCGTTAAAATCCTTGCGGAATGCATCCAGGCCGGTGCCGTTCTGGATGGCGTTCTCAATTGCTCCATACAGGTCGCTGACCAGGTCGGCCTGGGCAGCGCCAGCGACAACAAAGGCCCGATCATGCGCCGCCTGCATGATGTCATCCCAGCGGCTGCTGGGCAGCTTCAGCTTGTTCTGGAAAAATTCTAATTGCTCGGCAAACGGATTCGCAGCGTCCTTATTGCTGAAACCAATGTTAAGGGGCATGCTATTGGCCGTCCTGCACGTCGGACATACCCTTGAGTTCTGCAAGGGCGAATGCTGCGGCCATCAGCTTGACCATCTTGTCTTGCGGCTGGCCGCCGTATTGGTTGACCAGGTTGGTTTGCAGTGCCGTTAAATCGTCGGCCTGGTCAACTAGGGCTTTAACGTCGTCCAGTACATTTGTCCAGATCGGCGCGGCAGTCGATGCCAATTGTGCCGTGATCTGCCCCGCTGGATCGTCGGCAATTGGCGTTGTCGTATTCAGCGCCTTGGCATTTGCTGGCAGCTTTGCAGACATAGCCGATGCAGAGGGATCGCCCGCAGACTGGATCAGTTGTTGGCCTTGTTGCGTTGGAATGGTCAGCACCTTTTCATTATCCTGGGGCAGCGGTATGCGCAATTTCTCTTGCGCCCACTCCAGCGGCACCTGGAATCCAACAGCGACCAGCTTCGGCAATGCATCGGCATATGCAGTCATGTCGTCAGGCTCGCCATCATCCAGGACGAAGCGCGGGCAGCGTTGCATTCCTTCGACGCCACCACGATTTAACGCAAGCAGCGGATACACCAGGTCGCGGGTCAGCGTGGCACCAAGTTGGCGGGCATCGCTGCACATGATGTCGTGCCTGACTTCGTTATGCACTTTGCCCAAAGCCAGGCCACCGCTGCCCCGGTTACCGTCGTCGGCTGATAACGTTTGCCCCAGGATGCCCTTGGAAAGCGCCTTTTCAGCCCATTCAATCATGGTCATGTGACCAGTCGCATTGCCGCCAGTCGTGACTGACTGAATTTCCATTTGCATCTCGGCGGGCATGATTGCGCGGGCGTCATGCCCCAACGCAGCCACCGCACGCATCAGGCTCGCTTTTTCGTCCGCTGATGCACCAGCAAAGTATTTACCGACGATGATCGGCAAGCCGTAGGTTTCCAGGAATTCGGCAAAGTCGCCGACCGCATAGGCTTTGTACAGGAAAGGCCAAACTAACGTGCGATACAAGCCCATGCGCCCAAGGTATCCCGTTTTCGCCTTGCCCTGAGTATGCATGATCCAGCCGAACGGCAACAGCGAAATGCCGTCAATACTGGCATCGCGTAGCGTCAACTCAGTACGCAACATATTCATGCGGAACCATTCTTGTGGGCGCGGATGAAACGCGGGCAACAGCATGTTGTCTTCCTTACGCCATTCCAGTTCGACCGGCGCAAAGCCGTGGCCCACACCGTCCATCAGTGCAAGCAACAAATCTTCAATTGGGTCAACAGCGTCTTGCAACACCTCGCGCACCCAATCTGCATTGGCTTTTTCGGCTGCACTTGGATTGCGTGGCGGGATGATGTCCCAGGCCAGGCCGACGATGGCATTTTTTCGTTTGTCCATCTCTGCGCGCAAATGGGCGTCGCGTTCTTCCATATCGGCAAATAGTCGGTGTTGCTCCAACAGGTTGCCATGATCTGCGGCCTGCAACGTGGTCGCCAGCCTGGCCGGTGTCAGGCCGCCCAGCATCGGGAATAGGTATTGATTTTGTAGTGCCGCGATTTTGGCCGTCTGCGGCTCTTGTAATACGGCCTGGTCTATCGGCTGGCCGAATTGGTCAAGGATTTTACTCGGTGTCACATCATGCTCCTGGAACTGGATTGGTAATCGTCGGCGTTGCTGCTTTTGTTGCCACGCCTGGCGAGAGATTCAAAGCCGGTACAAACGCCGGTCGGCTCCATGCGCAAGGCCGCATGCGTCGACAATGCCAAGGCAATAGCAGAGTCGCCGTGCCGGTCGCGGCCATCGCTGCCGCGTGTGCGCGAACTGTCCGGCACCTTGGCGACGCCTTTGTCTAGCTTGACTTCGCGCAGATCGGCCAGGATGTCCGCATCCTTTGGAATCGATAGGGTCTTATCTTCAAATGCCGCTTTGAACTGCGGCATGTTTTCTCGATACCATTCTGTCGATAGCATGACTTGGGCAATGCGAGACTGGCCGTATCGCTGCATGGCGACTTCGGCCAGGTATTGACCATTACCCCGCGCATCCATTGCGCCAGCGCGAAAGCGTGGTAAGCGATCAACCAAATAAAAGAGAATTTGCTTTTGCTGCTCAAAAGGCACATTGCGCAGTTCCAGGACGAACGGCGTTGCAAGCCGCAGCGCCTTGGTTTGGATCAGCGGCCACACGACCGTTAAGTCGCCCGACCGTGCAAAGTCTTCACCGAAGAAGTGATCAAGATTCAACGGCAACAGCTTTAACAGTGGCAATAGCCGTTCCTCGCACCAATCGTCTGTTTCAGCTTCGCGCAAGTGCTTTTCCATCAGCGTGAAACTATCGTTAAGAACAAGGCGCACGACCGGGATGTCTGCGGCCTGGCAAGATTCGATCAAAACACGAGGAAGATAGGTTCCGCTCCCCGATCCGGGGATAACGTCCAATTCTTCGTTGGCGTGGTCGCCGTAGAATGCGTACATCGACGCGACCCACTCGGCCTGTGCTTCAGGCGTCCAGGTGCGCCCTGTCGCAAGACAAATGCGACGATACAAACCTTGTTCGACTGCCACCATGAACTCGATACGATGCAGGCTATAAGGCAGTTTCTTGGCGCGGCATTCCAGCACCAATTCATTGAATGCGTTCGTGTCGCCGTCATGGGTGGAAATGATGCGAACCTTGCCGCCCCACATCAGCAATGCCATCGCGGCCTTGATCAGTCCTGGAAGGTCGTCATGGAACGCGGCTTCATCAATGACGACGACGCCTTGCTTACCGCGCAGGTTGGACGGCCTGGACGACAAGGCAGTAACGCGGAAGCCGGATGCAAAGCGAATGGCGAAAGTAAGGATGTCCTTATCTTCATCCTTGAAAACCGTTTCTTCCATCTCGCCAGCGGCAAGCTGGTAATGCTTGGCCCAGAAAGCGACGTCGCGAATAAACTCTTTCGCCATGTCCTGATTGTAACCAATGTACCAGGTATCATCGCCGCCAGCATCGGCAGCGGCTGCGCCGGTCAATGCCGCGTCAGCCGCTTCCGCCCAGGACAAGCCAACACGGCGCGATTTCTCGCAGACCTTGACTTGCGCACGGTCGGCAATCCATGCCTGCTGATACGGCAATAGGACAGTTGGAACCATAACCGTCATCCCGCGATGCCTAGAATCTGGCTGCGGATAGCGTTCACTGCATCAGTGCCAAGGCCCGCCTTTTTGGTGATCTGCGTAACGGCTTCGGCTGCGGACAGGACGCGGCTTTTCACTTCGGCTGCATATCGCTTGCCGCTGATCGATGCGCGGGACAAGTCGGCAATAGCGCGAGTGATGCCGGACAGGTTAAGTTTGGCCGGGTCTACTTCCAGGTCAAGCACAACGTTAAACAGCTTTTCCTGCGTCATGCGGATTAACGCCTGGCTGACCGCATCTTCGTCGTCCGGGCTGCCATCAATCAACGCCTTGGCCTGCTCGCTGACCAGCTTTAACGCCTTGACGCGATCTTCAAATTGCGAGCCATACCGATGCAAGCTGCTCTTGCCGACTTTAAAATCGGCGTGCGCAAGTTCCAGTCGGCGGTTGACTTCCGCTTCCAGCAATTCATAACCGGCAAAGCCGCCTTTGATCAATTCAGCATCCAGCCACTGCTTGATCGATTCCGGTAATTGCTCTACTTTGGAGCGTGGCGGCATAAGTTAGCCCCAAGACTTCGCGGGCCGCGCAATGCCTGGCTCGCAATCAATCGTGTATTCGGCAAGGTCGATGCCGACGCGGGTCAACTGCGCAAACCAACGCCCTCCTGGTTCGTGTTCCAGTTGGATCAATTCTCGCGACTTCAGGTATGTGGCTTCTCGGCGAACTTCCATCGCCGTAGTATCGGGGTACAAGGCGCTAAGGGTCGATAGCAAAAGTTCTTCATAGCAGCCGGTAGGTTGCGCGTTGTAAAGCGTCAGAATCAAATACCAGCGCAGCGATTCGCGCCTCACTTTCGCGTGGTCAATCATGTCTACCGCCTCTCATTTGCAAGTTACTCAATTGTTCCCCCAGGCGGTCTAGCTTTCCTTCCAAGACGACTTGGTTGCGGATATAGTCTTCGCGCCGCACATACAGATTCGGCATTTCGGCTTGGAATTTCAGGAAGTCACGTTCCAGCGCCTGCATTTGCAGAAGCGCCTTGCCTTCTTCCTGCATGTGCCGGTTCAATGCCTCGTGCAAGTTTTTGTTTGACGCGTTCGATGCCTCCTTCTGTGCATCAAACCTGTCGTCAAGGCTCTTATTCATTTGCGATAGAAACATCCGCGCCGCGATGCCTACAGCCGCAAAGAAAGCCAGTAGCAGCGTAATTAGCTGCCACAATTCCAATTGCACCGTCATGCCTTATTCCTCTCTGTTGCGCGCTCTAATTCGCCCTGGCAAGCGATGCAAGTGCGCACGCCAGGCAGTGCTGTGCGGCGCGCAAGCGGGATTGCGTCGTCGCAGATCGCGCAGGCCGACGCCGAATCATCGACGGTTTTGCCGGTCAACCCTGCGCGCTGCGCCTGGCACTGGATGGCCTGTTGCCGGTGTTGTTCTTCGGTTTCGGTGGCGCGGTCGTAAATATCGGTCAATCCCGTTCCCCTTACGCTGCCGCGACGCTTTGCGATGCGATGATGTCGGCCAGGACTTTTTTCGTCGCCTCATAGCCGTCATTCAACAAACGCCGACGCACGACCGGCGACAGGTTGCGGTCAAGACCGCCTGCGTAGCCTGTTTCCACAAAGGCGAAATGCGCGCCTTGCAGTTCGTCCATGTCTACATGCGTGTTTTCATTTGCAGACAGCATCATGTTCAAGTCACGGGCCAGCAGATCGCCCAGCGATGCGCCGCCGTTCGATATCGGTGTCGTCTTCGATACCAATTGAATGCCCAGGCGCGGTACAGCGTCGTTCTTCAGCTTGTCAACGGGGATGTTGTTGACCATGCCGCCATCCTGCAATGTCGCTCCCTGGAATGGGACAGCGGCATAGACCAAAGGAATGCTTGCGGAGCAACGGGCGGCAAATGCAATCGGCGTTGTGCCTGTCATCTTGCGGCTGAATTCAAAGCCGGTTTCAATCGACGCATCCGACGACATGATTGTCAGCGGCACGTTCAAATCGTTAAACGTGACGCCCTTGGTCTTCTCAAGCATCCAATTGAATAATGCATTGCCGGAGCAATAGCCCTGCCCTCGTAACGCAGTAAGCAGGCTAAACGTCAGCATGTCCGACCAGTCGAGGGTCAACGTCAACCTTTTCATTTCGTCCAAGTCCATGCCGCAGGCGGCCAGGGCCGCAATGATGGAACCCCCAGACGTACCAGCATATTCGACAGGTGTTAAACCTAAGTCACGGATGGCGAGCAATCCGCCAACCAGGGCCGGGAATTTGAATCCCGACCCGCTCAGTGCCACGCGGATCGGGCGCATTACGACACCTTTGCTTCGGTTGGCGCTGCCGGGGCTGCTTGTGCAACTGGTGCAGTCTGTGTCGTGCCAGGCGCTGCTGCGGTCGCTTCTACTGCCGGTGCTGCTGCATTTGGCGAACTGTCTGCTGTTGGTTCTTGCGCGGGGACAAATGCCGGATTCTTTTCGGCTTTGTATCCGGCGACCAAGGCATTGATTGCGCCGGTCAACGCCGGTTTAATGGCTGCAAAATCGACCGCCGCTTCTTCGGCAACAATGATCGCGCCTTCAATCGTTCCCAAGACAACATTCAATTTAGTGCTGCCCGCTGCATCGGGAATAGCAGCTTGCACCTTGCGCACGCCCACATCGGCGGCTTCCAAAATATTAAACGCCATTACTGCGTTGGCTAGAATTTGCAACATATAAGACTCCCTAGTCGTTGTAACTGCATTGAACAAAACTGATTGACTCGATATCGTCGAGTCTTTCGCGGACGGTAGGCTGTCCGCTTTCTTCAACGGGAACCCCATAGAGCGGTTTCCACGTATGAATGACAAGCACGGGCTTGCAAGCGATGCTGGTGCAACCTGTGCATAGCGCGACGATGAAGACGCTAAGGCGTCGCATCCGCATCGTCGCCGTCCTTTTTTGACGACTGCATATCCCGCAAAACAATCGCCGCCGTCGTCATCACTGCGGTACTGGTGATGTGCAAGAACTCGCTACGCTGCGCGGGATCGAAATACGCCATTACCGCCCACACGCCATAACCAAGTAGGCCGATGAATGCGAAAAACTTGTCCCTGGTTTTCACGCTGGAACCATGTCGTATTGCGTCAAGTCGTGAACCTTGATGACGTTGGCAATCTTCGCCAGGTAGTCAGGGTCGGTGCAGTAACCAGCCTTGACGATGGCGGCAGCAAATGCCAGCGGATCACCGCGTACTTTCAAGGCTTCTGCATAGCGCGGGTTGTCAAAGAAAAACCGTGCGTGATCGTCCAGGCATGCCTGCCAGGTCGGATACTTGCGCCATTGCGCATGCACCTTCACCCAGGCGTGATTGATGAATTCGTCGGTATCGAGTGCGACTGTAGGGCCGTGCCAGGATGGATCGGCCTTCACGCCGAATAGGTTGGATGCGGACAGCCCCAGGATGGAATCATCCCATCCCGATTCCAGTGCGCCCTGGGCGATGACAAATGAGGCGGCTATGCCGGTGATGCGGGCCGACGCGACGGCGGCTGGAGCGATTGCATTGATAAACTGCGTTGGTGTCATTCTGATGGCCTGCGTTGTGATTGTTCGGCCCGCTTGAAACGGGAAGGTGTGAACACACACACCTCCGTAACGCTGCGAAAGGTCGAGGCGGTCAGGCGCTTACAGTTGTAGAACCCGCTTGCAGCCATTTGCTTGGCGTGCTTCGTCGCTGGCTCACGTAGCAAGCACTTGCAGGAGTGACAGGTTTCGGGAAGTGGTGGCGTGTGCATGCCCCAACTTTACGGGGCGCACGTCTTGCGGATAATTGGAATGGTTTCAGTCGGTTAGCGACTGAGGATGTTGATCAGAACAAGCTACGCTGCGCGTCTTGCAAAAGCGTTTCGCTGCTTTCGCTCATGTCTGTGGTCTTGAGAATTTGCCACACGCGGCGGTCGCTCATTTTGTTTTCTGAGGCGAGTTCCCACACCGATTTGTTACCGCTTGCGTAGGCATTGACGATTGCGCGATTGCGTTCGGCCAGGTGGAAGTTACTCAACAACGGAACATAGATGTTTTCACCGCCGAAGTGCTTGGATATCAGTTTCGCGTTGTCGTTGCCGACGACTTCCGCCAGCGCAGCGAATGCTTGTTCACCGCGCCCGATTTCGCCCTTTGGTACAAGGTAGCTTTTGCCGCCGAAGTTCGCAGGCTCCATCATGCGCAGCGCGGCACTTGGGCCGATCAAGCGCAACAATAGGACGGCCATCGACGGCAGCTTCATAGTTAGACGCTCTCGCTTGCTTTTGCGGCGCGACGCTTTGCATCGAGCGCCAAGGCGCTGATGATCTTGGACAGGTCGGCACCGTCGCAAAAGTTGATTGAATCTTTCTTGCAAAGCTTCTTTGCAAGCGTATCGGCATAGCTCCAGGGATAGCCTGCACTGGTCAATTGCGCTTCAATCTTGCGCATGCGTGGTTGACGATCTTCGCCAACATTCGGGCGCGAGCGATCGACAGTTTTAGCCTTGGCCTTGAAACCGATTTTTCGAAAATGGGCAAGCAGCTTTTCGCGACCGCAACTATCCAATTCTGCCGCGCTGGTCTTGCCGGTGACGGCAAGCATGATGCTACGATATTCGTCATCAGCCAGCGCCAAGGTTTTCTTGGCGACATGGATTTTTGCAAGTTCGCGCTTGCGGATTGCTTCTGCGTCCTGCGGTTTCATGCGTTGCATTATTCCTCTTGTCGATTGGTACGGCTGCTCATCAGTGCCAGGCCACCACGCCAGGCAGATCGGGCAGACAATCGCTGCCCGATTTCGCTTTACTTCTTCTTGCTACCCTTCTTGGCCGGTGGCGCGTTGGTCGCATCCTTCAACGCCTTGGCCGCGCTGAACTTCGGCGACTTCTTCGCGGCGATCTTGATTGCTTCGCCGGTCGCCGGATTGCGGCCAGTGCGCGCTGCCTTGTCGGCAACGCTGAACTTGCCCAGGTCGGCAATACTCAATTCATCGCCTGCACGCAAGGTATCGTGGATAGTCGTTACCAAGGCGTTCAAAACGCTTTCCGCTTGCGCCTTGGTGACTTCGGCTTCGGTGGACAGGTGTTGGATCAATTCTGCTTTTGTGATGCTCATGTTTACTCCGTTAAATGATTGCCGGTGACCGACCGGCGCGGTTGTTAATCGTTGTGCTGCAATGTTGGTGCTGCGGCTGCCATGGATTCTTGACTTGCTCCATCGCGTATCTGCGTGTTGCTTACTATCGTTACGCCTAGCTCCAGCATTTGCTCGCGGATAAAATACAACTGGCTATCGAAAAATCGCTTCTGACATGGCACCGCGTCTTTTAACAACTCTACAACGCGCAATCCCTTATCTGCTGGCAATAGGAAGTCTTGATAGCCGATAGTCACGCAACATGTCGAAACCTTCTTTGGTGATCTTGTCGCCATGTCAGACCGCCGCAAAGTCTAGGCTGATCGGCGCGTATTGCTCCGTATCCCCGACTCGCTGGTAGAAGCGCACATACTGCTTGCTGCCGACTACCTGTACAGACTCACCTATCGCAGTCATGGCGCGTTGCCAGCGTTCATCCTTGATTTCCAGGCGGCGCAATCCGAGAATGCGGCCTGTATTGAGATTACCCTCCCGATCAGTCTGAAACGCTTGCTGTACTAGGACTTTGATTTCGGGGCTGCTACCCTGGCTCCATTCGTTGATGCAGTCGTCAATCAGTGACTTGGCCGCTTGCAAGCGTTCGTCAAACGTGATGTTGTCGGCGGTAGCGACCTGCACTTTGTAACGACCGTCATAGCTCACCAGTGTGACGTTGCCTTTCTTTCCGCCCAGGTTTGCGCCGTACTGCTCCGCCGACAGTTGAACGAAAGCCGCGACATCGCCAAACACGCGCAGCTTGAATTGTGCGAGTTGTTCGCTCATCGTCTTGGCCGCCGCGATGAGTTCTTGTGTCAGCGTGTCGCGGGCAAGGTCGATAGGTTTAACGATGCTTTGCGGCACAAGGCGGCCTTGCGCGTCCTGCAAGTAGCCAGTGGGGATAATGTGTTGCGTGGTCGGATTCATTCCGTCGCCTTTCTGTTTGTTAGTTGGTTCAACTGTTCTCTGATGTGGTGTGGCATTTCGCGCTTGGGCAACGTCGCATCCAGCTTTACCGGCCCGCCGTGCTGTGCTGTGACGGGACGACCCGGCAGCGATCCAAGCCCTGCATGACCGGCGCGCTGTTTTTCGGTGACAGTTTCTGCGGCGGCCTCGCTCTTGTTGGCGTAGCCCATGACCACTTCAAGCAAATAACCGTGCGACGTTAGCGGCAAGCGCAATCCGCTGGTGCCGTGGGCGCGGTTGACGACTTCCTCCATCCCTTGACGCCAATAGTCCACTGGTGCCGCCCAGGTACGGCCTGCGCGCTCAATTGTTGCGGGCCGGATCATTTCCACCAGTTCATTGGACAGGCTGGCGACGCGTTCATAGCGCAACGCTGTCTTGGCCGGGGCGAACAAGGTCACGTAGGAAAGCAGCGGGCGCAGCAACTTGCGTCCCTCGCTATGGGCATTGACCAGGGCGAGCATGGCATCACGCACGCCCTGGTGCGCAAATACGACATCCCAGGTCAGCGCGTTACGGCAGACAGGGCAATCGAACGTGGGCAAGTGCGACATGGTTTCAAATTCCTTTCAATGCGGTTTGTCTTTTTTTAACGATGCAGCGAAAACGATGCGGCGGGCCGACATGCTTTCCAGGATCGAACGAACCATTTCATAATCATTTCTGTCGTGTGCATCGATGATCTGGCCGAAACTCAATTGCTGGTTATGCGCCACGTTGACGATGCTATGCAGCCGCAACGACAAATCCATGATGCGCCCGTTGGCTTGACGCAATTCGACTTTCAGCGTCTTGATGTCGTTGATTTCGTCCGGGTTGCGCAAAGTTCTGGCAATTGCGTCAGTCATTTTTTTCATTGCTGCATCTCCTTCCAGGACACGCAACAGCCGTCGATATCGATGCTGACCACGGCTTCACCATTACCCAGGCGGCGCGTTGATGTGCCGCCTTTTGGGGCGCGCAGATTTGCCGCCGTTGCGCCATCGATACGAATCGACAATTGACTATCCAGTTTCGCTTCCAACACTTTGCAACCGAGTTCGCGCAACAGTCGCAAGACGCTGTTTTGCAAGCCGATGCGTTGTGTTTGCACTGCTGTAAATACGCGGATACTTGGCATGATCGTTGCGATATTTCCTTGCGTTGTTTGGTTTCTCATACATACTCCTGTGCTATCTGCGGTGCGCCGACTTCTGGCAGCGGCAACGTGACCGTGTCGATGATGCCTGCTTGCTGCGATTTTTCCTTCGGCGCGTCGCCTGGCTGTTTGCTTGTTGCCCTAGCCCGCTTGGTGGATCGAACCGCGATCACGTCTGCCCTTGGCATTTCCGCGTCAGGCTTGAACGGGCAAAGCTGGCAAGCCTGCCATTGCTGCATTTGACGCGGATTGTGTGTCGGCGCAGCGCGCAATGCCGTGCTGCGGCAATGATCGATGCCGACTTGTCCATTGGTATGCGGGCATGTCAACTGCTCATAGACGCGACGATAAGCCAACTCGATATTTTTGGTACTGGCTTTCCCGTTACCGTATGGGCCGCAGCCATTGCAGATTTGGGAAATGCTCGCACGGTCGAAGCCCAACTTTCGCGCCACGGCTGTTTTACTGGAGCGACGGACTTCGTCCATCAGTCCAGCAAACCATGCCGTTTCCATGTAGGGCTGGCGTTCGATCTGGCTGTCCGCACTGGTGTCAGACTGCTTATTGATCATCGTCCAACTCCATTTTCTCTTGCCATACGATCATATTCAGATTCGGGTCAAACACGGTTTTGGTGCGTTGGATCATTGGCGCTCTGCGTCCGGTATCCATTGCATGATTCAGGCGGTAGCGCGCTGGAAGCGCCTTGCGACCCTTCACCGCAGGTTGCACGCATTGCAGGTATCCAGCAGATGCCAGGGCCAGCATGTATGTCTTGGCGCTCTGTTCCGATATTGGATTGCGCTGTGTTCCTGCGAACGCGGCAAGCTGCCGATAATCCACAGATTCCATTTTGAACATACGACGCAACGTTCCCCACATCGCCTCATTGCCACCGCCCTGCGTGACTTCTTCGCCGGTCTTGGTCAGGCGTGGTGCTTCCGCCCCGTTGTCACGGATCAGGCGGTAGGTACGTTTAACGCATAGGGTGTTGATCTTCTCTTCAGACACAACCTCGATGTATCCTCCCACCTCCAGGACTTGCAGGAAGTCGCGCACGACGTCCTTGGTAACGTCACCATGCTCTACGATCTCGTCAGGGACAAAGCCGTCGCGTCGCTGGCGGATCGCTTCCCATGCGCGTTGACGCGGTGTCTTGCCGCCGGTCATTTCCATATGAATAGGCTTGCGTGGCATGCTTAAACCCTCCGCTCCGGCGCTCGGTCACTCGGTAATGCAATGCTCGCCAGTGCGGCCCCGGTGACTTCATCAATTGCGTAAGTCTGGCAATGCTCGTGAATCACGGTCAAGTAATTGACCACGCGACGCACGCTGCCCTTGGAAGAAACCACAAGCCTGTTTAACGCATCCGTGTCAATGGCAACACCAGGGCAATAGATCGGGGCCAGCTTGATGGTGTCTTCCATCGAAACTTTTTGCGCGGGTGCCCAAGTGGACACGCGGGAGTGAAAACGTTCCCAATGTTCCAATTTTCGCGGCAACAGTTCTTCGCCGACCAGCAGCAGCGACCCCTGCGAGCCTTCGTAGATGTCGCGGGTCAATTCAACCAGCTTGTCATTTTTGGTCGCGTGGTCGAACTCATCGATAATCAGAGTGCGGCGCGACGCGGACAACTGTTGCGTCACCATGTCGAGCAACTTGGATACGGTCGCTTTGCCGTGCGCGATGCCCATTTCAGACAGAATTTTTTCCAGCAAGTCCTTGCTGCGCCAAGCGGACAGCATTTGCACGTAGTAGGCGCGGCTCTCGTTGGCAAGTGCATTTGTCGAGAACGTTTTGCCCCAACCCGATGGGCCGTATAGCACGCCGATCCCAGGCACGCCAGCACGACGACCGTTCAACCGTTCCAGCGTGGCCGCTACCATGTCTAGGGTGGCGATATTGGCGATTCCGCCGACTGGACGATGCATAGTGTTGAATTCTGAATTGCGTGTTGCGTTGTTTTTGTTCATAATCCGATTCGTTCGTTTCACTTAGTTGTTTTAAATTCGCCCATCACGGTGCCAGCCGTGCCGGGAACATCCGACGCCGCCAAGCTCTCTTGGTGGCGTTTGATCATTGATGCATGCTCTGCTGTCTGCGGATAGGTGCCGTACCATTTGGTAAGTTTGGCGTCGTCAATCGTTCCTCCTAGCGTTAAAAGTTCATCCAGTTCCAACCATTTCCTAAACCGCAGTTGCGGCGATTCCGGGATAACCGAAACATTTGTCGGTTCGACTTCTACAGGCGTGTCGCGCTCTGATTGACGCCGATCCATGATCGCTTGCAAGTTGCCTGGCACCGTGTTTGCAGCGACAGGACTTGCTATTACTCGCATGCCTTCTGTATGTGCAATGGCGCGATTTCCTGCTGTCGAATTGGCGCTGTTTTCCAGTGCTACCGGCGCGTCGTAAATCTCGCGCTTCGGCGGGCCTTCCAACTCGTCCAGCACTTCCTGGCGCTTGGCATCCAGACGCGACAAACGGCCTTCGCTGCGCTTTCTCGCTGCTTGTTCCAGGAAGGCTTCCGGGAAGTAAGCACGCTTGTTTGCTTCAAATTCAGCGATACAAATGAAACGGCCTTGCGTGTCATATATCCAAACTTGGTCGGCGTTGTGGATGTCATATGCGACACGCACGAATTCGCCGTGATACTCGGTAAGGGCATGCGAGAAATACTGGTTATTGAAAAGTCGCACTTCGCCACGCAAGACTTTTGCTTCCTTCATCGGACGGAACAACTCGCGGGAATCTTCCGGCGTGATGGTCGCCAGTTGCGCACCCGCGTTGACGCCGTCTGCCCATGCCTCATTTGGTGTCATGTGTCGCTTGCGGCCTAATTCCGCGTCATAGACCATTTTGAGACTGCGATGCGGGCGGTTGTTGTAGCGGTCGGCGTGTGCTTTCACGAACTCAAGAAAACGTAGCCAGGGCATCAGATATTTGCTGGTGCCGCCAGCCTTGATCGCCTTGCGGGTGATTTTGAAAACCTTATTTTTGGCTTCGGCATCCATATCCTTGCCCATATAGGTAGGCAATTCCTTGGCCGCACGCACCCAAATGTCACGATGGCCTTTTTCCACGATGCCGCGTGCCTGGGAGTTGTAGGCTATCGAATGCGTCATCGTGAAGCCCAGGCGCGATGCCATGCCCGTACCGGATTGACTCATCATTGCGTTTTTGTAGCCAGAACCGTTATCCACATAGAACACGGAACATATCCCGCCTGTTTCGCATGCATGGCGCAGGGCATCAAGCACGGCCAGCCCGCTTTCTGCCAGGTCGATACTCCAGCCAACTAACCGGCGCGTGGCGGTGTCGCGTACCGTCGTAATTTCAGGGCGGAACGGCTTGCCGTGCGCCGGATGCGCCACCTCTGCATCAAATGTATGGCCGTCCGCGCTGTAGACTTCGGCGGGCCATAGCATGCTGCTGTCACGGCGAATAAAGGGCTTGATATTCTTGATGTCACGCTGGCCCATACGTCCGGTCATCGATTCGACATTGCCCATTCGCTGCATAAAGCGGCGGGCGCGATGGTATAGCTGCTGCTCATTGATGCCATGCCGAGGCGCGATCTGCTCCACCGCCCATGCCAAGCTAGGCTTTTGCGGGCGCTGGTATTCGGCTAACAGATCAGTAGCCCAAACGGGGATTTGCGCAACCGCATGCTGGTCTTTTGGTGCCAGAGCGTTCACGGCTTGCACAGTGCCGACCGCGCTACTTGCCTTGTAAGTCGAAAACCAGTCATAAATGGTGCGGCGGCTCAACGTGCGCTTGCCTTCGCGACCGGATCGGGCGTTTGCGACCGGCACCAGTCTTGCCAGATGTTCAGGCAATGTGCCGTCCTGGGCCATGATGACGACTTTCAGGATGGCTTTTTCACGTCCAACAACCTGCGCAATGCGTTCAACTTCTTGCAACAAGGCGACACGCGCTTCCGCGATTCGCTTCTGCCAGTCTTTTAACGCGCCGGATTGGGTGGAAACCGTTACAACGCCACGCGCTTCGCGCACAACGGACGGCATTTGAATTGTCGGCTGAGTGGTCGCCGCAGAAAGCGATGGAGACTGCGCCAGAACCTGCTCAAGCATCCGGGCCTTGATTGACGCCATAACCTCGGCTGGCGGCGCAAATTCGCGACGTCTGCCACCGACGCCTGTACTTTCGATAAATGCCCATCCTTCGCGTTCGGACTTAGCTAAAACTTTGCCTTTGCTACCAGGAACGCCCGGCAATTGCATAGATGCTAGTTCCGCCGCGCTGTAGTAGCTTTTTATTTCGACCTGATTCATTCCATCGCACCGAATAGTTCTTGTTCTTGCTCAACCGCCTTGAGGACATTGATTTGCCAATAAGCAATATGAATAAGCGTTCCGTTAAGCGTGTCAACTGTTCCGCTAACCGACTCGACAAATCCAAATTGTCTTTTTTTCATTGTCATTTCGTGGTGTGTGTGGAACACTTAGATAGCGTTAAAGTGTGTTGTCGCCTATGATTCAGCCTATGGAAATAGCTTAAGGAGTGGGCTGAAAGAATTTCCGATTTAAGGACGGCGTAAAGTTACGCTTTTCGTAACGGCTGGGCCAGATTGTCTCGGGTGCAAGGTTTAACGCACTTGCGATGATGCCTTCGGCCTTCAGGTAAGGCACATCTAAAGCGGTTTTAAGTGTTCCGGCGCTTAGTCCATTTTGGCGTGACAATTCGCGTAACGACCAGCCCGCTTTGTGCAGCGCTGCAACAATATCCGCTCTATGCCAATCCGTTGGGGCGGTTTTTTTTGGGGTGTTTTCTACGCTCATAACTAAATACCTTTCTGTTAGTTGATGGGCGTATCTTAAGTGTTCCTAAGCGTTCCGTCAATAGAAACATAGGAACACTTTAAACTTATGTCTATTGAAGAATGTTCGATTTAATGCATTGATTTACATATGAATTTTATGAGTGTTCCGCTTTTTATTCATTAGGCTAAAAAGGGAACGCTTAAAGCGAGGTAAGTGTGCCGACAAAAGAACTGCATTCCGCATCCGAGATAGCCGCTATGCAACTCCCAGGATTGCCAAAAACGAAAGCGAGAATCATCGACCGAGCCGCGAATGAAGGCTGGTCGTTTGAAGAGATAAAAGGGGTTGGTGGCACCCGCAAAGTCTACGATGTGCCTAAAAAATACCTTGCCAGCAGTGTCGTTTCAGGCGAAATGCCGATAGACAACCCGAACACAGGTAGGGTGATTGGCACCATCGCTGGCGGCAAGGTTGATCCCAAGCTACTAGAAACAGTAATTCGTGTGATGGACGAATGGGCTATCGAGCAAGATATTTCTTGGGTGCCTGAGCGAAAAGCCTCTATTGCTGTACTACTTTATGACTATATCGACAAGGGCGCAAGCGACGAAGATGTAACAAGGCTGTTACAAGCTGTTAAATAATTGTTTACATATCCCATATTTATGGGATGTGGTTTCCTTTTGGAAATGTTATTGTTTGGCAAGTTTATAGTAATGCCAAATAGCAATAATGATAAGAAATGACGACGAGATCGCCACTCGACTGAGAGAGGCGCTTGCCGGTGCAATTGAACAAGTTCCATCTGGAACGCTGCAAATACTTAGACGGACACGCGTGGGGAATCATTTCCCTGCGATGCAGTCTGCAAATGATGCTGTTTTTAGCTCTGGCGGTGAAGCGACACCCGACGAAATAGATAAAGGGCCATCAACTGGCCCTTTATGTGCAGAATCCCCCGCAAAATTTGTACAATCCGCCGATTTGCGCCGTGGTGATTTGCACTGCACGCAATCTGCTAACTATTCCCTGCGAGCCTAAGACTGGCGCGGCCTTTCCGGCTTTTTCCCGGCTTTTCCCGTTTCTTCCCATGTGCAGAAGCATTCACCCCCTCACAGTCGCTCCGCATTTGCTTCATGTATCAGGCTCCTCAGACTGATATTCCACCGATTCGCCTCGTCCTTGATCTTTTCCAACGCTTCAAACACTTCCACCAATTGCGCCATGCTATAGTGCGCGGTCATTGTTTTACCGCTATGCCAAAGAATTGCATCCTGCGTACGATCAGATGCCCCCGCCTCACGCAAACGCAAACGCAGTCCTACGGTATGACGCAAGTCGTGGACATGTAAATCACCCGGCCCTGCCTTTTTGCGTGCGTTCTGCCACGCAGTATTGTTCATGGTCTGGATCGGTCGATATGGCATCACTGGTGGACGATCTTTATTCTTGACACGCTCGCGGCGGTACGTAAAAACATGTGTTGCATGCTTACCCCGCTGACGCTCCGCGATCGATTGCGCAACCGAATTACACACCAGCACCATGTCAGTTTTCTTCGCGACTACTCCTTTGACATGCGCCGCCGGCACAACAAATACCGATATACCCAATTGCCGAACCGGTATTTCCCAACTCCATTGTAGATTACACACCACGTCGTCTCGCACGCCAGTATTCAAATCGAACAATGCCATTTCCCCCAAATGATCCGGCAATAACGGCAGGAGCCGTCGTTGCTCATCCCACATGATTGGCCTTGGTGGTCGTTGATCTATCAAAGGCAATAACGTAATCATCGGGGTTTGCGCCAACCACGTCATGCCATTAGCATCACGCCAGTCGCGTGCAGCAAGGTTCAAGATTTTTCGTACCATTCCGAGGGAATGGTTGATTGTCTTGCACTTGCGCCCTTCTGCTTTTCGGGCTTCAACAAATGGCACGAGGGCATCGTTATATATTTGATCCAACAACAGGTGCCCGATATATGGCATGACCGCTGCCAGATGAAAAATTTCAGACTCTAGAGATTTTTTCGCTTCTGCCCGTTCCAGATAATGCGTTGCCGCTTCCTCAAATGTTCTTGCCAACCGCTGTCCAACAACGTTGGACTGACCTTGCCCCCGAAAACCGAATCCCTTGCTGAAGGATTAAAATTCAGTCAAGGAGAGAAGCATGTCACAACAGAAGCGAGCGAGTTATACGCTGGAATACAAGATCGAAGCGGTACGTTTGGTGCGTAGCGGGCAAAGCATAGCAGCAGTATCGAAGACACTGGGGATTGCCGATCAAACGCTACACAACTGGATCAAGGCAGACGACAAAGGCAAGCTGACAGGCAGCGCCAGCAAGCCTGTGAGCGAAGAATAGATGGAAATCAGCCGTCTGCGCGCCGAATTGGCGCGGGTCAAGATGGAGCGCGACATTCTAAAAAAAGCGACGGCGTACTTCGCCAAGGAATCGACGTGAAGTACGCATGGGTATTGCACAACAAGGAGCATTGGCCGGTATCCTTGCAATGCGAAGTGCTGGGCGTCAGCCCAAGCGGCTATCATGAGCATTTCGCCAGACGCGCCTCGCCGCAACAACGCAAGCATCTGAGCGACGATGCACTGCTGGTGCATATCAAGGCTATCCACGCTCAATCGAAGGCAGAATACGGGTGGCCGAGGGTATGGAAAGAACCGTTGATCCGGGGTATTCCGGTTGGCAAGGAACGCGTTCGCAAGCTGATGCAACTGCACGGCATCAAGGCACGTAGCAAACGCAAGTACAAGGCGACGACGAACTCCAATCACAGCCTGCCGATTGCACCGAACCTGCTGGATCGGCAATTCGCTGTTACGCAGCCAAATCGTGTCTGGAGCAGCGACATCACCTATATCGCCACCGACGAGGGTTGGCTTTATCTGGTGGTGATCCTGGATTTATTCAGCCGTCAGATCGTTGGCTGGTCGATGAAGCCGCACATGAAGACCGATCTGGTTGCCGATGCGCTACGCATGGCCTGGTTCCGACGTCATCCTGAGCCTGGACTAATCTTCCACTCGGATCGGGTAGCCAGTATTGCAGCCACGAATTCCGCGCTGTGCTACAAGGTTACGGCATGCAATCCTCGATGAGCCGCAAAGGCGACTGCTGGGACAATGCGCCTACGGAAAGCTTGTGGGGCTCCCTGAAGGTGGCGCGCATCCATGGCAGGCGCTTTGAAACACGTCGGCAGGCCATGGATGAAGTCATTGATTGGCTGGTGTTCTATAACCATCGTCGGCTACACTCGACATTGGGTTACGTCAGTCCCATGAAGTTTGAAGCAAATTGGATTGCCAGTCAGTCCCGACAGGCAGCTTAA